AGCAAAATGCAGCTGAGCTTGGCATAACTTATGACCTGTCTGTTGACAGTGAGTCAATTATTAGCCAAGTTTTCTTCGGTAAGACTATTGCTTGGTCCAGCGAGTTTGATTGTTTCGTTGGCCTTCCCAATTTTGATAAGCTCTTTGCGCAATTATCCTATTTGCATATGCACGGTGCAGAGCGTACACAAGCTATTTTGAATGGTTTGTATGCTTCTTTGTGGGTTCATAAGCCAACACGTGTTCGATTTCGCGAGTTCGTATCACGGTTGTCTGATGTTCGTCACTACCAGTTCGCACTACCAAACGATTTGTTTATGTACAATTTGGTGTTAGGTGGGTGGGTTGGGCTTTGAAAAGAATTTATTCTTTTCCACCGTCATGCCTGCAAAGAAAGGCAAGGGTTCGCGCACCCAAAAGCGCAGATTTATTGGTCCCTTGACCCAAAAGCAAGCGATGCAGAAGGCTTTGATGCGCAATAAGCACATCTTGGCAAGTGCAGGACGCAAAGCTAAGGGCAAGAAGAGACCTGGTTCGGGGCGCAGCAAACAATATGCTACGCGCTCTGTTTCTGATGGTTTGAACCACGGTGAAGTTATTACTAACAAACATTTGATCATCGATCGTTTCAAGCCTCGTGAGGAGTTGGTTGCGAACATTTCTGGTTCCTCAGCTTTCACTCTTGTGCAACAGTTGTGGCTCAATCCGGGCAACACTGTTTTGTTTCCACTGTTCTCACAGATTGCAGCTTGTTATGAGCAGTATCGTGTACGCACGTTGAAGTTTCACTTCCGTACTGAGGCGTATACAGCTGTTTCATCAACTGCTTCTGCTGGCAAGGTGATCATGGCCACCAATTTTGATGTGTCTGATCCCAATTTTGTCACGGCCAAGGAGGCTGAGGATTATTGTGGTATGTCTCGTGGTATGGTTTACTCCTCTTTTACCCACGATGTTGTGGCTGGCAAGCGCAACCGAAGCCTAGGCCGAGGTTCAGCTTTACCCTTGAATGACTATTTTATGTATTCTTCAGCCAATTTGGCGGGGCCAACCGGTGATTCTGGCAAGTTCTATGATATTGGAAATTTCCAGATGATCACTTCATCCAATGCTGTTACTACTGAAATTGGTGAACTGTATGTTGAGTATGCTTTTGACATGATTCGTCCAAAGCTACCCATACCAGGCTCCGTTTCTGCAGCGTTGTTGTATGCGCATGTGCGCGAAACGGCAGCAGGGTCAGCTAGTGCTGCTAGTCCGCTTGGCACGAATGGTACGGTTGGCTTGTCCACCAAATCCACGTTGCCTGTTGTTACAACTAGCAACACGTTTACAATGCCCATTGCTGGCAATTTTTATGTGTCGTTGAATTGGCAAGGTACATCTATTGCTGCCGTGCCTTCTCTTTCTTTGGGAGCCAATTTGACGTCTGACACTGCTGATTTCAAGGATGCAGGCGCCAACAGTTTTGTACAATATGGCGCCGATGGTTCCTGGGCCAGTTATCAGGTCGGCATCTCAGTTTCAGCTAGTGGTGTTGCTGCTGCGAACACTGTCACTATTGGTGGTTTGACCGGTATGGCAGCTTTCTCCTATTGTGATTTGTATATTACGCAGTTGCCTGCTTCTTTCAACGCTCGTCCAACTCTGTCCATTTTGGATCAGAAGATTGCGAAGCTTGAGAAGCTTATGGCGCGTTTTGATGTTGCTGATTTGGAGTATGACAATTTGTCATCTGTTTCTCAGTCAGTTTCATCTTCTGCTGCTGCTTGTGCTGGCGCAATTCAGCAGATTATCCCTGGTCCGCTCTCCAACCGTAGTGTTGTGAGATTGCGTTGATAAACAGGGCATCCGTCCTCCCGCGTTTTTATCGTTTCTGGGTGTGGTTAAAAGCCAAAATTTTCTTTCAATTGAAGAAGAAGGTTACATCTGGGTAAGAGATTTACGGGAACCCCCCGATACTGTTTTTACAGTGGGGCACCTAAAAGCTTGGTGGCATGGCAGTTTGCGTTGCGAGAAATCGCAGTTTTCTGACAGTTGACAACAATCAAACGAATGACTCGCATATCGAGTCTACCGCGTAGCAGACGTGTTTCCCTTTATGGAACACCCTCTAAATAGGGTTGATTACCCCGCGGTATAGTAATC